AAAGCCGTCTTGAGGACTAGCCTCAGTAGGTAGTAAGTATCTGTCTTTTAGTATTATTTTGCCAGACTCTGTCAAGAGTTCATCGCGAGAGTAGTCTATATTTATTTTCATGTTTGCTCCTTTATTAATTTTGAATGTTTCTCGAGGCGAGTTTGCCATCCTATCACAACTTAACGGGAAACACAAGACCGTCTTGTACTTTTATATATCCCGCTTCCTCCATAGCCTTGACAGTCTGCTCAGATTCACCAGGTGCGAGAGTTCTTCGAAGAAGTTCTCGCTTAAAGTGTCGAAGGTGGATGTATCCTTGCTTCGAATTTGTCATGGTTTCTTTAGACCATACTGCCATATCTTGCGCTAGTTTACCCGCCCTAGCCATTCCAAAGCCTGCCAACGCTCGAGGCATAGCCTCTTCTACTTCAAACATTAAGTCTTTAGTTCTCTGCCAATGGTCCCAAGTAATAATCTTATCCTTGGAACTGCTGGCTGAGATAGCTAGAGATACTTTAATAAAGTGTGATACTCTACGTTGTGTATACTCAGCTAAGTTTGCATCAGTCGGTATTGGATCAAGTCCTGTTTCAATATCTTGATTGATCTTATCAAATGCTCGGTCATCAAATCTCATTGGTCCATACATCTTAGCAATCTCAGCTAAGTCATGTCTGAGATTTACAATAGTTGCATCAGCTACTCTATCTTGTAATAAAGATTGAGGAATCTTTTCACCATCATAAAACACAGGAATGATTCTAGATAATAGACCTTGTGATCTAGCATCTTCTGGTAAGTTATCCACGAACTGCTCGGGTGTAGCACATGCGATCCAATTTAAACAAGGACCTTTAATAATATGCTCACCCGCAGTCTTGGTCTTATGTGAGTATTCTTCTTTACTATCCCACATATCAGTCAAGAACATTTGTAGGTAACGCTCATGTCTTGATAGAAATGTACCAAGCTCTGAAGTTACTAATGTCAATGACCCATCAAAAAATTCTTCACCCATTGTAGATAATCTCATGTCTAGTCTTGAAGCCTTAGACATATCCACTGCTAATTTTTCTGGGGTAATTCTATCCTGTATACAATACAAAGGAAACTCTTTCAAACCGTACTCAGCTAACCCCGAATTAAAATTCTCGTGATCTGTTTTTGTACCTATAGGTGTTGTTAGTTTACGAAATATTTTACTGAATGGTAGAATCAAACTTACTGATTTGTTTCGCCCAGGTCCAGCTACAAGCACGACGAATATATTCGCACGTATATCGTAGTTAGCCATAGGCATCCACACTCTTCTACCTAATGCACCAGACACAGATGACAGTGCCGCCCAAGTTCTAAACAACTTAGGTATCGGACTTTTTTCTGTAGCCTTTACACATGCATCTATATAGTCTTTATATATTCGCGCCATCGTGCCCCCTTTCCCATGTTTTCATATTCTTCCATGTGTTACCCACCTCTACAGAGGAAGGTATCACCAATGTTCTAGTACCTACTTGAATAGGATTAGTCATACACTCAACGATCTTAGGCATCAGCTCATCTACCTTTTCAGTAGGAACCTGTCCTAAAATCGCGTCGTGTACTTGTCCCAATACTTGAACACCATCATCACATAACTCATTCCACACTCGATATAATCCCATGTTCAATAAATCACCAATAGTAGATTGAGGTACGTAAGCAATAGCACCACGTAATGTAGTGGCATCATCGAGCCTGCCCCAGAATTGTCTGCGTCTACCAATAGGAGTAGTTAGTGTCCCAGTATTTAACAACTCATTTGCTATACTGTCATGCCACTTACGTATTCCAGGGAACGCGCCAGGCACATCAACATACTGAGTCTTTTCACCATATACTTTACCATATGCTAGAAGCTCATCAAAACCAGCTTTAGGATCTTGTTGATGCCAGCGATTGACAGAATCAAGACTGACCACTCCACCATAATAAAGTAATTGGAATCGTGTAGCATGTGCTACTTTAATCTTCAGATGTCTAGCCAAAGACGCGGCTGACAAACCATAGTTAGTACCATGACCTGCGCGCTTACACATATCCCTAAAACTAAACTGTAAGTAATAAGGATTCTCGGCTAGCTGTCTCTCTTGTTTAGGATCGCCACTCCAACCCATGTTTTTCCAGACCATTTTAACCACAGTGGTATGCAAGTCACCACTCTCACAAGCATCAATATATCCTTGGTCGTCTGTTAAGTAGGCAACCACACGGGATTCCGCTTGCTCTAAGTCTGCGTAGAACATAGTCATACCTTCATCGGGTATAAATATTTCGCGCAAGTCTTTCGTTATGTTTTGAAGATTAGTTCCTGTACCCCAAGGGGCTTCTGAAGATGACCAACGACCTGTCTCTGTACCTGCCACATTATAAGAACAACGAATACGATTATCTTTGTCTCTATCTGTATCAAGCACACCAAGTTGTTTGTCGATATCGCGCAACGCAAGGATAGCGTTGGCAAATACTTTTGCTCGTGGGTAGTTCTCTCTTAGTTTTTCAAGAGCCTCACGATCTGTTGAAACTTTTGACTTACCTTTTTTATATGACATGATCTTAGGTATACCTAAGTGTACATAAAATAAATCCTGTAATTGTTTTGGTGAAGCGTGGTTTAAGTCTTTACCTGTTGCCGCTTGTGAAAAGAGATTCAACATTCTCTCTAATTTCAAACGCGCTTTTTTCAAGGGGGCACGCATGTTCCTAACTTTCTCTAAGTCAACGCGTAAACCCTTCTGCATCATAGCCATCGCAGGCTTGAGGCTGTCTAGTTCAAACTGATATGTCTTGGTTGTAGTATCGTCTAGTTCTTTCTTGATCTTCTGCCAAATCTCTAGCGTTACCGCACAGTCAAGGGCGCAGTAAGTCCAGAGTGTTTGCTCAGAATCTAGCTCGATATTTTGTATATCTACGTTCTTTATTATTTTTGCCATTGCTTTTGTCTCCTGTGTTACTCATAGTCTCTCTCAATTATCATGTCGATATAGTGTTTTGCTTTTAATAAATCTTGTTTGCCTCCTTTGTCTTTATGCCTGCAGATATACTTGATTGCGTTACCTTCTGCAAAAAGAAAATTGTTTTGATTAACGAACTCAGATGGTTGTATCTTATATTTTTTGTAGTGGTCACCGCCCACCTGTGTACTGTATGCTGTTGTTGCTTTATTATTTGTATAACTCATCTATGCCACCTATAATATTAAATATTTCTTCCCTTACATTCTTCGCATTTAATTGTGCATAGTCGCACACAATACTGAAATCTTCTGTCTTTCCTCTCAGCCAAATCTTGGCTCGTTCTTTGTTTGATAAACTCTCTCGTGACTTGTTCTCTGTGAGAAAGTCTGATATCGCTTGGTCTATTACTGATCTCCACAATCGTACTTCACTTTCGATAGTTACTAAATCATTTGGTATATGTAACTCCGCAAAGTATGGAGCACGTTTGGTCATTATTACATCTATTCATCTCTCTTAGTACTCTTTGAAAACTTAGCCATAGTTTTCCAAGCACCCTCGTTTGTGTATATCGAACCTAAAAAGCCTAAGCCTTTCTGTTGTTCGGGCTGTAGTGCATGCTGTGCATGCATTGTATCGTGGATAGTTCCATTGACTGTGATGTTGTATTTATATTCTAACCACGACACATCATACGTTTGATTTTGAGCGACCTTAGTAATCTTCTCGTTCTCAAGAACACGCTTTATCCAAGCCCAAGCTCGTTGCTCATGGGCAGGGTCGGTCCAATAGTTTTGGAGTACGTTGCGCTTGTCTTTGAATGGTATAACGAGAGCGACAGTATCGCTTGGAGCGAAACCAATACAAGTAATAAAACCGCCCCCTGTTTCAATGTCGAAACTGAGTGGCTGATCTGTGTTATTCTCTCTAATAAATTTTTGTTCGAAGTCCTCGAGGTCTTTGATGTCTGGTTCAATCCATAACTCTCTTTCTTTTATTTTGATTTGTGGTGTGTTGGATTCCTCGACAGCCTTCCTAATATCTGCTAAGACAATAGGACGGAAGTCGAAGTTTCTAATAACGGCACTAGGACTAAACGTAGGCATAACTTTGGTCCCACCTGTGAGGTCCGATTTAAGAATGGTTCCCCTGTAAGTACCTATCTTGTCTAGTCCTGTCAGCGCCCATAACGCAACGCTACCCATGGCAATAATGACATTAGGTTTGCACGCGTTAAGCTCGTTTTGCAACCGCTCTAATTCACTCTCGTATTCTTCTTTTAAAAAGCCGAAGCCATGCACAGGATACTTGGAGCGCCACTTATTCTCTTTACTAAACTTAGAATAGTTCTTCTTGTTCATAAAGAAATGGGCGGGGTTCTCTTGTGCAGGCTTCTGAGCGAGAGCATGCGTAAGCAAACAGTTCTCCACATTTAGTTCTAATATCTCACACATTTTGTGAAACATTTTTCCCGTACTACCAATCATGATTTCACCAAGACGTTGCTCATCCGTAGTTGGAAAATCAAATACGAAAGCTATCTTGCAATCACCGTTAGGTTGTTGTGAAGGTACTGTCTGCTTAGTCATGTTAGAGTATTCTCTTTACTGTTGGTTGTAGAATATCTTTATTCTGCCCCACCATCTCGTGCTTGATTAAGCCCTTGAAGGTTTTGCCAATTGCCATCTCTAGCAATTCACTGTAAGGCAGGTCTTCCACATGACCCATGTCTAACCCGTTGGTTAGAAACGACTTCAATCCTGTTGCAGGATTGTTTACTTTCAAGGCGTTAGGTGTAGCCCAGAACTCCATACGAGTTGGCTGTGCGTCCTTGAGTTTCTCATCAGTTAAATCTGAGTCGATCACTCCAATCGCCTTAACGTTTACTTTGATGAGGGGGGTATTATTTTGACCCACTTCATCCGCTCTATAAGAAGTTATAGAGAACTCATAACTACCCTCTGGTAGCACGACAGATTCTGGCGTGTCATTGGGTGTCATGTTTAAAAAGTCAGCAACATTCGACATTATTTATCTCCTTTCGTATTGCTCTCTTTGAGTTTAGACTGCGCATTACTTTGAATAGAATCAAATAACTTTTGCAAGTTAAGTTCAATGTTCGGCTCTATTAAAGACGGCGCGGTAACTTTCAGATCCATTCTATGGTCTGACATTGTACGTAACGTGCGCTCTGTTCCTTTACTAGATGAACGAGTATCTATTCTGCATACACAGTTAAAGTACCTACCTATCTTAGTAGATAGCTTCGAACCGACAGATGTTGGATATGCTTTTGACACACCCAAATCGCCTTCCATATACTGCATGTGCGTGGTTACCACTACATTACATTTCACTTCATTGCCTGTGATATATTGTATAATGTTCTGGACATCACGCGCCGCCGCTCCCCACTCGGGTTGGCTGGCTTGCTCTGTTGGTTTCTTATTGTTAAAGACAAGAGCCGCTCTCAAAGCAGCTTCGCCTAACAGTGTGAGGGAATCAATTACTAAAACTGTATCGTCTCCCCACTCTTTCACAGGACCTAAGTCTTCATCGCCATCTTTCCAATGGGATAACAAACGTGCCCCTCGTCTAAACGAGTCCGCCTGTCCTAGTGAATCTCTTAACGTAACATATGAAACGTTCTGTACTGCCTCGGGTTTTAAAAACTCGGGCAAGATATCAAGTCCGTCATCATAGTCTAGTATACGTAATTTTTTACCTGCGTTAGCTAAACTCGCTAGAGCAGATGTCTTACCACTACCACTATCTCCGCAGAGTAATAGCTTGGTAACACTTGTTGATTTATGTTTACTTATGTTTGCCATATACTGGTCTCCTATAATGTTTTGAATTATATACTATTAAAAAGATTTGTCAAGAAAATTATTTACCACCCTTGATAACTTCAAGTTCTTGTGGTTTTGTTTCTTCTAAATCTGGGTGATACTCTTGGTGAAAGTCATTACCAAAGAACATTCCCCTTTGTGATTTCGCATGAGCACACGCTTCTCTATATCTGCAACCGCCGTAGTTTCCACATGATGTAAAGTTCGCGGGATAGTATTGCGAGCTAGCATATACATCTGATATACTAAGATGATGCAACGTATCATTGTACCACTCATCAATTAATTCTTTAGGTACAGTGTATACTTGTCTTGCAAACCTTGTGAAGTTCGCGCCTGTCTGCACTGCATCAATGATGAAGCCATCCACAGGTAACTTCAATACTTCACGACACGCCCAGATGTATGCGAACACTTGGTTGTTGGGCATATAGCCATTGAAATACCAGTCTGACAAAGCAGTCTTAGTTGTCTTGGTGTCAACCAGGTACAGCCTGTCATCAATAGAAACAATCTTATCTATTCGACCGCTGAACCTATGACCTTGGTCACCAATGGGTACTTCAAACCTTTGCTCTAGTGCTGGCGATCCGTCTGGCATGGTAGCTAGCTTTAGCTTATCATCCCAGAACTCTTCTGCTTTCCAAACAACCGCTCGGAGCGCCGCCTCTAAACCTCTTGCATTTTCATCAGCAAGTTTTAAATCCTCACCGTAATCACGCAAGACCATAGCTACCGCACGTTTTGTAGATTCACTTTTAGTTAACCCTTCGTGCCTCGCTTTGTCTAGTTCTTCTAAGCCATGGTGTACTGCGGAACCAAATCCTGTAGCACTTGAGTAGCTTGTAGATTTCCAACCGTCTAACACAGACAGCTTGTAATATCTAGGGCAAGCTAAGAAAGAACTTAGGCTTGAAGTGTCCCATATCTTTTGGATGGGCTGATTGTTTTCATCCCATACAAACTTTCTAATTCTTGGTAATTCGTTCTCACTCATTGTTGTCTCCTTATTTTATAGATGGTAGTATAACATTAGGTCTATACTCCACATAGTTCTCAATCAAATCTGACGGTACACACTTCAACATCAAACCCTCTATGTCATTAAGTTCTTTTGATATATTTGCGCGTGCTATCTCACAATTATTAACATCGGGATAAAGAAATTCAGATGCCATGTTGATACATTTCTTATCATCAACAGGACCCAAACATAAATACCCTATTAAAAATACTACAGTTTTCATGTCTCTGACACTAACATATCAAGTATATTCTTTTCAAATTTCTTAGGTGCTTTTGTTGTTGCGCTCTTTTTGGATATACGTTTACCGCTTGACTCCGCCTCACGTACGTTGATACGTGTAGCTTTTAAATAGTCTACTATTTTTTGAATAGCTACGTCATCATTGGACAACTCAACTGAATCTTTCTCCAATAATTCTGTAGGTATTT